AGTGAACCACATCGGGAACTTCTTCTTGAGCTCGGAGACTGCGACGTTTATGTCAGTCTCCTCGTCAAGACGAGCATTCACGAGCACAAGCGCGTCGTCAACGTAGTTGGCAACAATGCCAGCTTCAAGCAACTCAGCCTTGGTCTCAGCTGCCTTGGCACGAGCCTCAGCTTCCTTGACCTTCTCATTAGCTGCTTCGACTGCTGAATCACCACTGGGCTGCTGTGACTTAACAAACTCAGCCACCTTCGATATGAGATCGGAGTTATCTGGGTCAATGCCAAGCTTGTTGTAAGCTGAGTTGCGACCCTGCTGCTTCTCCTTGGTCATCATCTTGGTGACTTCATCCTGCGTGAAAGTATTTCCATCACTGCTCTGACTTCCGTCATTACCAGCTCCAGAATTGCTTCCACCATTGTCTCCAGCACCACCATCAACGTTGCTAGCACTAGCATCGTTCTGACTCTGTGACTCAGTGTTCTGGTTCTGACCCTGCACAATGTCATCGGACTTCTTATTGCTGTTCTGGTTAAGCATTCCCATTCTCCTATGTCCAGTTTCCTGCTCTGGTACGAACTGAAGCTCTGTCGCTTCGTCATGTCCTCATCACTGAAAGATTATCAGCTTCTAGCATTCTCGAGTTCTCTTCTGACACACCATAGGCGACTGATAGACCCTATTAACATTCAGTCTGAGTCCCGGAGAATGCCGAGTCATGTTCGTGTGCCATTCTAGATAGTAAAGGCAGAGCATGGCTCCGCCTCTTTATATATTATAAACCTTTGCTACTTCATTGTAAACATCGAAATAAGAATTTGTCGCATAATTTTTTACCATATTGATGAACATTCCAGCTCGGCTCTTCCACTCAATCTTGAGCTGACTAACCCACTTGCATGGGATCTGCTCGAGACCGAACCTGGCGCCACTCAAAGACCCAGCAATAGCTGCAATAGTGTCGGCATCACCTCCATCATTGACTGCTCCCACAATGCACTCCATGAATGTCGGCTTGTTGCTCCAGTAGATTGCATTGGCTATTGTGTCTAGCACATTCCCAGATGGCTCTGAATACCCCTGTGAGTTAACCAGAGAGCTTCTGAGGCCCATTGACGTCTCAGATGAGTAATTACCCATCACATAGTTCTGTAGGAGCTTAGAATACTTCAGAATGATTCGACGGTTTGTCTCGTTAGGATGGGTGATGTCAGCTTGAGCAATGTTCAAGTCATCTCGGCCAACCAAGGCGCAAGGCATCGCCCTCATGAGCGCGCCATTACCAAGGATGCTATCATCGTCATCGAGGAATCCATGCATGTCCTTGTAATGAGCAATCCCGTTTGCACATGCGTTGCCGATGTCCTTCGGATCTGAGTCATACCACTTAACAAACTCGTCTGCCACCATGAACTTGAAGTACGAACTATTTAGATTGCATATAGCTGGGCAGTCAACAAGCACCTTCATGATACACCAGCTCATCTGGGTGTCGTCTGTGCACTCACCTGCATCCCAGCCAAATACACCACCACCGATTATGTTGTGAATGTAATCTGGATAGATAGACTCGATGTCATCTCTGCTCATGAACTCCGTGGTAGCTCCCATGGCATCACCAATCATGAAGCCATACACTGCACCAGCTACCTTGTCCTTGAACTCATCCCTATTCACTGTCAGTCTCCTTGAACTCACAATCTACAAGATTGAAAAGCACGTCATGTGGCTTATACCCAGCTTTTCCTCCGTCATATACTTCACAAGCATCTTTAGTAACCCCTACTGAGACTATGTCATCTCCAAGTTTAACGACTGTCTTATCTCTGTATATACAATCTCTGCACTGAATTGTTTTTGGATTCGGAAATGACCCCTTAATAGGACCATAGTCCCGCTTCTTATCTGCCATATTCTCTCCTTCTATGCCATTTTCAAGCTACCAACCTGTTTGCCCCGGTTACGGGGATTATAAATATAATAACACATATTCTATCTTTTGTAAACTAATGTTTGAAGACTGTAGCACCACCATCAATAGTTTGCTCGTAACCTGTCTTGAAGTAGTCTGGCTGAGCAACTACTTCCATGTCTATATTGATGCTTGAGCCTACCTTCTTTACATCTGTAATTCTAAAAGAAGTTCCTCTCTGAAGAATAATCTCAGCCTCTGACCCGACAGAACTATATTTTTGACCAACATTGTATATCTTTTCTTTATCACCTACTGTACCGCCATAATAACTTTGCGGCTCAGCATAGATGTAGCGAGTGCCCTTAGGTGCATATATAGAATATTTTACATCGCCTCCGAAACCAGCATTCTTAGAGACGCCAGTTGACATGAATGAGTGATTGTCAAACACCTGACCAACTAAAGCTTTTTGCATGTCATCTTGAGACGTGGAACGTCCACAAAGTGAACTTGCTTGGTCAAAACTAAACAAATCACCTTCAAGAAGACCAGCCAAACCATTGGCATCAGAACCTCTATTAATATACATTCCATGCTCTGAAACCGTATGATCAATAGCCGTAGTCAAGTCAGAAATTGCCTTTGCATGGTCAACATGACCTTTGGCATCTTTGCCAAACTTCTTCTTGAATGCTGAAGTCTTTAATGTGCGCCAATCATCTTCCGTATGCCAGTCTGCTTTGCCAACACCGACAAAGTTACTTCTGTTAAAGCTACCATTTGCATAGCCAGAAAGAGCCTTGTTCATCGGGTTTGAATTCTCCGTGTACTTCCAAACTGCAAACTTCTGATCTTCAGTAAGCTCTTCCCAAGTCTTGTCAAGGCCCTTGCGATAGAATTTATCCGCTTCTTTTCTATTAGCAAACTTATTAGCAGCTTTCTTTGCTTCATCTGTGTATTCATTTTGCTTGAATGCACCCTTGAAAGACTTAAGTTTCTCAGCTGCCTTATCTTGCTTCTCTGCAAGTTCCTTTGCTGCAGCTTCTGCCTTCTTAGCAATTTTCTTAGCAATGTCATCTGCTTTGTCAGAAACAATATCACCAAGAACACCAGTCTTAGAGAATGTCTTATAGGCATCATTTGCATCATCTAAAGCTGTAAAAGCATCTTTGTACCACTTAGCTTCCATAGGATTGAATCCATAGTGGTACTTACTAGTGAAAGCTTTGACTGCCTCGTCAATGACATCATCACCTATACCAAGCTTAGCAAGTGTCTTCTTATCACCATTCATAAAAGTTTCGACTAGTTTGTTCTTGAATTTTTCTGCATGGATATATTCAATCTCACCAGCTGCATTCTTCTTAATCTCATTACCAGTAAGCTTGAAGTATGCCTTGACTACAGCCTCAACATCCTCTTCAGACCAATCACTTGACAAAGAACTCATGCCAGTAAGCTTCCCAAACATGTCATTGTACAAATATTGCTGACTCAAGTATTTGTCTTTGCCACCTATTATTTTTTGAAAAGCACCTTGTGGCTTGTAGCCTTGTCCTATAAGCTTGTTGAACTTCTTGATGTACTTAAGCTGAGCTTCACCTTCTCCAAACTTGCCTTTTGACTTAAGTTTGTCTTCAAATTCTTTGATCACTTGCTGCGCTTGCTTCTTCTTATCTGCAAGTTCTGCTTTTATCTTCTTGAAGCTCGGAAGCTTCACGGTCTCAGACTCAGTAGCAACTTTGGCATCAATCTTGCTGACTGCCTTCTCAACTTTCTTAACGCTGCTTATGATGCTAGACTTAGGCATACCACCCTTTACATATCCGAATGCCTGCATCTTGCTGTCCCACCACTTGTCAGTACCATCTGGCTCCTTCACCCAGTCAGCCAGCTCGTCTAGCTTGTCCCAGTTAACCACTGGCTCTAGCACGCACTGACCGTTTGGATGGTCAAAAGGCACGTTGGTGATCGAAAACACCTTGCCATCTCGCTCCATGCATAGTGGGCAGACACGGGATCCATTTGACACCCAGCGAATCTTCTCTATAAGAGGGTTTGCCTTTGCTGTAGCTACTATGCTCTGCTGGTATGTATGCTGAGTCAGTGTCCTGACCAACCTCTGCGCATTGTAGTCTACTTTCTTGCCATATATTGGAGGGTAGCCATCTGGCCCGTTCCACTTGAACTGCTTGCTAGGATTTACGTACTGCTCCAGCTTCCTAGCAATATCGCCAGTAGGCATCTGCATTACCACACCCTGAGCTACTATCTGATATACATTCTTAAGAGTGTCTTGGTTGTCTCCCCATATCGACTTACTCAGAGACCAGCTTCCGGTGCCACCATAAACAGATCCGGTGAGTAGCGCGTTGACTGTGCTCTGTGGTATGTTGCTGAATGCTACGTCAATTGCCTTGTCAGTGAATCCAAAGCCAGACATCCACTTGGCATTGTCAGCCACTACTGCATCGGCTACTATATTCATGTTCTTTCCAGCACTTGAGTACACGCCATTAGCTACCTGCTTAGACCACTCGGTGACTTGGTTCTTTAGCTGCTGGTAGTACTGAGACTGGATCGCTGCTGAGGGAACTGGCTTCTTGTCATAGTAGTCTGCTAGCTCGCCGATCTGACCAGCCCAGTCCTTGTAGAGGCCAGCTACTTCCTTTGACTCCTTCTTACTTAGCGCGTCCTTGATTGAGCTAGCCTTGGCAAACACCGACTTGTCTACCACTCCCGCCATGTCCCCTCCTCTCGAACTAACCAGATGTCATCTGAGGCTCATGAAATGCTTGGATATAGGAATACCCATCAATTGAATTTGAAGTCCTCTGATGTCATCCTGGAGCTTCTCAGAATAGTTCACGAGTTACTCAGAGGTTGGCTCTGCATTATCCTTAGCGTCTTTAACCTCCTGAGCACCTTCTTGCTGCTCTTGAGAAGTAAGCACGTTAGTCTCATCCGGCTCGTCATTGTAAGGCTCACCGGTCGAACTTGTGTCCACAGTCGGGAAGGAAGCATCATCAATGAGCTGCCTCTCGAGGGCCATCTGCTCGAGCTCATCCTGAACCTCTTTGTCTGTGAGGTTCCTCCACTTCTTCATGTAGGACTTGCGACTCATGGTATTGCTCTGCACCTCAGATAGGTCCATAGTCTTCTCCTCTACCTCATCCTCTGGCAAGGGAAGCTTCTGGTCAACGTGAATCTCGTATGGTACACCGTACACGGGACCATTCACGTACTTTGTGATGCATTCCGGAAAAGCTACTGCACAGTCGATTATCTGGTGCACCATCTTCTCAAGCTGAGGTCCCCATGTCTTCATCTTCTCCTTGCACCTAACGATCAATGGCCAGTACACAGCTTTCAAAGCTTTGCCACTTGTGATTGCACCAGTCATAGACTCAATGGTAATGTTAGGGACGTCCACTTGCTCATAGCCCGTAGTCTTGATGCGATCCAAAGTAGTCTTTAACGCGCTACTGTAAGCCATACTTGACTCAATGCTACCTACCGAAGGAGAAGGATGATCCAAATTCTGGTCTGAGCCAAGGTCCCAGTAAGCACCTGCTGCAGTGGATAAGTTCTTAGTAGACCTGCCGTCCATGTCAACTGTGTACTTTACCGGGTTCATAGACTTGCGCTCTGCATCTGCATCTGCGTTAGCCAGCTTAGCATACCAAGACTCGTAGTCCTTGAGAATCTCAATCTCAGACTTGCCGTAGATATCGCCAGTAAGACAGTCATTCAGAATGACCACTGCAGGTATGAACGGAATCATGAGCTCCCTGTCTTCCTCATACTGCTCCTGAAGCCGCCCTCCTCCATCGTACATAGCCTCAGTCAAGTACACCTTATCATCCTGACCAGCTGGCTGCTCCACAAGCTGGTACTTCTTCATGAAGATCTTCCTGTCAGACAGGTCAATTGCATCTCTTACAATGATGAAAGCTACGAACTTCTCCAGCTCCTTGGTACCAAGCTTATACTCATAGATAAACTGGGTAGCAGGAAGGAAGTTTATTGTCACGCCATCTTCGTTGAAGTTTACCAAACCAGCTACTCGCTTGCCAATGAAACAATCTTTTGCTGCTTTTATAAGCTGGCCCTCAAGCATGTTCTCCTTGAAAATAGCTTGAAGCATGCCATTGATGTTGTCAAGCACCTGCTTAGCATCCTCACTTGACTTAGCTGAATCTGAGGAGTCAGTAACAGAAATATCTGGTGATTCAGCAAACAGGAACCTTGCCTCTTTATCCACTAAAGAAGCCGACATCTTGTAATGCATACTAGACGGAGTGTAATCACCGTTGCTTCCTTCTGTGAAGAAGTCGGCTCCCTTATCATACACCTTGTAGTATTTTGCAATCTCGGTGAACTCTGCCAGAAGGTCGTGCGGCGGGCGTGTTGCTTCCTGATTGATTAGACTATACGGTATTCTATTAAAGGCTGAGATGACTTCAGTCGAATTCTGCTCAGCCTCAATTACCTTGCCCTCTTCATCCAAAGCCATCTCAGTCCTCCTTGCTTATGCACAGATACTCTTGCTCTTGTCATCATTAGCCGTTGCCGTTATCCTTAGAAGAAGCGTTACTGTTCTTCACTTGAGACACTCCAATAAGAGCGCCGATGAGCACCCCGATACTATTTAGAGTTAGCACCACCGCATCGATATTAGGCCAGCCCCAAGCTGGACCTACCGCATTGATGAACACTGCAATAGCCGGAAGTGCAATCAGACCCAGCCACTTGAGCACGCTGTATGCCTTCTCTGGAAGAAGGTAGTTATTCTTGTCATCCATTGTCTTTATACTCCTTAAGAATTGAATTGCTAGTAGGAAGATTGGCTATGTTGTTTGCTATGTCCCGAATAACATGATTCTTCGTGCCACTCATGGTGCACAGCTCCTCATACATCTGATATGTCTGCTCCCAGCTAGTTCGTTTAGTTATCCCAGCCCATCCATCTGATAGCAGCTTCTCTGCATCGTCAATCAGCTGTCCCCTGAGAAGGAGGCACAGTGCCCTGTCTGTAATATCCTTGTGACACTGACTGAGCTTCTTCTCTTCTCTGAGCTGCTTGGTGACTGTGCAAGCATAAGCAAATGCTGCACCACCAGCAGCCGATAAGATAGCTGCAATGAATATGCTGAGATAGTCGATTACAGTTGGATCGACCATCTTTACTTTCCTTTCTTTGAATAATACTTCCTGTCCTTCAGATCTGCCACTGTCACTTGATCCAACGCATACCAGATTGCACTGAAACTATGCGGATCTATGCTGAACTGATCATGTACAATGTCACCATTCTTGGCTGTTGCATAAGTCAAATCCTTGAGCTCTCTGATGGTGTTAGTACACTCAGGCATAACGTAAATACGCTGAAACCGCTTCACCTTCCTTGTGCTCTCTAGCCTTGAACCAGCAAACTTGTTTGCTGCCCTTACTGGGAAGCCAATTTGCCTGTAGTACTGTATTGCCTTCGGCTCGGCACTATCACAGACAATTGACTTGTTGGCTCCTGCTTCCCTGCACCTAAGCACCCTCTCCTTGACTCTCTGCATCTCTGACAATGCTGCAAAGTCTGGGTCAGTCACGTGGTTCATATAGACCTCATCCCAGACTATGAGCTCCTGCTTCTCTATGTCTACTGACATTGATATGACTGCATTGAAGCTCTCTTCAAAACCAAAGTCAAAGCCAAAATACATGCTCTCATAGCCAAGCCTTCTGATATGCTCCCTGATGTGCTGCTCTGGCATGCCACGACGCACTACTCTGAGCTGCGGAAGCACCTTCACGCCATTGGCACCGAACTGTCCCCATCTAGCTACCATGTACAGATCGACATCGTACTCCTTGATGCGATTCAGACGAGCTAGGTACTTCGGAGGAAGCCACGGATTGTCACTCGGAGTCGAGTGATGATAGTACACTCCATCATGTACCAGGCATCCATTCTCGTAGAACTTCTGCTCGTCCACTATTGGATGCTCTATGCCCTTGTCATCCAATGACGCAAAGAAGTGGCGATATATCCAGTTGTTCTTGCTCACTGGATTGCAACTTAGTATGAAATGCATAGACACGTCAGGAGTACGAAGTCTGCCAAGCAACTCCTCGTATGCACTGAACTTAACCTCTGAAGCTTCCTCAATCCAGACTATGGAGATACCATTGATTGACTTCACCTTCTCGGGGTTGTCCATCCCCTTGAAGATTATCTCACTACCATTGGGGAACTGGAATCCCATACTTGACTTCGTTGCCAGCACCTTGCATTTGTAAGGACCAAACTGACTTCTATCTGTCGTTAGCAACCCCATCGAATCTAGTACTTCACATATCAGACTGAAGCAACTATCTCGCATTGTACCGAAGACTTGTCTAACTACTAAGCACTTGCGCCTCTCCTCAAGCATCTTCAATATCAGCTTAATTGCAATGGAGTAGCTCTTGCCACTACCATAACCACCGACTAAGAGATACTGCTCGTAATCCCAATTGAACACGAAGTCATCGAACGCAGAAGCTACTGGCTTGTTTATCTCTAGCACAGTCTTTGTACTTCTGACTCTGCCACCTGGTCTGAATGCTGTGGGGCTGTTGTGGTAGATGCCACCTATTGTCTTAATCCCCATCTTCCCAGTCCTCTGGCCAGTAGTCCAAGTCTTCCTCTTCTACCTGTTTTCGAGAGACTTTAGAGCGTGGAGGGGTAGAATCAGCTTGCTTTGCCTTAGTTTCTTGCTTTTTCTGCTTTATATACTCATTCTGCTCATCCTTAGTTGCACTCCTAAGCTCTATGTCTTTGTCCGACACTGACTCAGAAGTAGTAGCTAAGTTTCCGTCTTTTGCTCTCGTAATACTGATGTGCACCTTGCTATCTTCAAGCAAGTCATCCATTGACATCTTGTTCTCGTTCTTCCAGACATCTGGCTGACGATTGAGAAGCCACATCCTGATTGCACCTATCTGAGGAGCTACTTCATGAGCGAGTGTCTCGCGTTGTGTCTCGACAACCTTGCCATGCCTCATGATTATAAGCACCCTAGACTCCTTGGTGGTGTATCCAAGAGCTGACTTGAGCAACGCGTTCTCCACCTTGAAGTCTACTACTTCTTTGCTTGTCTTTAGTGCATTGCGAATCTTTGGGTACTTGTCGAACCAACGCTTGTATGTGCTGATTGACACTCCCATGAGTTGAGCTATATCACCATCTGAATAGCCAGACCTTGCCCAACCTGCCAGTAGCACCAGATTGTCGGGCTGCATCCAATAGATGTAAGATTGAGGATCGTTCTCGTCTTCAATCTCACGTGCTGAAGTTGTGTTGTACTTCTTCTTACTCGTTCTCACCGGCATCCGCTGCTAACCTCCTTCTCTGAATATTAAACCAGTGCAGCGTATGTTGGCAAATAGCTAAAGACAGCGATTCAGATGTTGCTTGAAAGGAGACCAGTATGGCATACTAGAGCTACTTGCCAGCATCTGCTGCACTGCCTGTTTATACTAGCAAAGGGAAACCAGACTAATGGTCTCCCAGTTATGTTTATTCTATGTCTTAAAACTCAACGGTTACCTTGCCATCAAACTGAGAGTTGAATATCGCACACTGCTTACCATCAGTGCGAACATTACCGATAGAGTCCCTGTTAGTGACCTTCCAGAGCGTGAACTTTATGCCACCGGCAATGAAAGACTTCTTGTTTACCTTTGTGACTTCAAGTTCCTTATCGGACTCTTTGATGATGATTCCGATGCACTCACCCTTGTGAGCAATGACTTTCTGACCAACCGTGATTATGTTCTTGATGCTCTCCATCTTGGAATCCTTTCCGTCTGAGGTAGGGTTTCTTTTTCCCTTTCCCTTTGTTAAGAATATAATAACACAATCGGGGCCCGAAGACCCCGAGAATGCCAAAATTCTTTAAGTTTTTTCTACTATTTGTCAATTACTAGCTTGATAGAAGCATTCTTACTTGGCTTGCGATTCATGTTAATCACAATGTGCTTTTTGCCAGAAAAGTCTATCGTCAATGAAATAGAATTGACGTCTTCAATCTTAGTGCGCTTGTAGCCACGATGCTTCTTTGCTATGTCGACTGCCAGCTTCTTTGCCTTGTATGACTTGAAAGTCTTGTTCCTGTCATTTGTACTGATGTGACGAGACATTGCTCTCTTGTACTGCTTATCGTAGATTGCCACAGCTTCATCTTCTGTAACGTACCAGTCCTTCATATGAGAAGGCCTAAAGTAGCGAATCACCTGCTGGTCTTCTTTCCAGTCATAACTATTTTTGTCAGACTGGAGCCAAAAAATGTAATTATAAGCCTCAAATATGCCTACATTGAAGCTCTCAATCCAGATCTCGTAAGTATCCATGCACATACCATACTTTTTGACTGTGCGATAGCTTACGCTGTTCCACCCAGAGATAGCTACTCCGTCATTTCCTTTGCTAAGCACTATGTCAAAATCCTGGCCCTGGGAACCTCCCATTGCCTTTGGATATATTACGTATCCTTTGCTGAGATAGCTGTTGATGATTTCCGTTGCCTTGACTGAGATTTCTTGCTTCTTCATCTCTGACCTCCTGGTCTACTGGAGCGGGACCTTTTCCCTTGCCCGTGAATACATTATATCACACTAGAAAAGAGAAGTAAACAAGAAGACAAAAAAACTAATCAGAAGCACTATTGTCCAGATGAACAGGTATGCAATGACTAGCCCGAGCACCACAATAGCAATGAATAACATTGCAACTCCCCACTTTGGCATTGGCTTCATTGTGCCCTTATGTCTCAACTCGAACACCTCTCTGAAGCTCTGAGAAGTCATCTGAGACACTTTTGGCTCGAGTTAGGGTAATATCCCATACTGAACTTTTCATGACCTCTGGCACTAAGTACAGCTCTCTCACTGATCCACTCCAGTTACTCACCAACAACCCTAGCACCGCACCACTTGCAAAAGGTGTCTGGTCTCTTCCAGGGATTTTGTACACGGTCGTGTTCATCGACTGTCTCTATCTCGCCGCCACATTCACTGCATTTACCAAAAACTCCTAACCCCTCGCAGCCGTTTGGCCGATGAGGATTGAGCACATGACACGTCCGCTCATTTACAACGTCCATACCATCGTCAAGCATAGTCTTCAAATCACCTACCGTGACACTAACAACCAGCTCTGGGTCAACGTCAAAGATGCAAATGGTGCTCGTGTTACTGCTCATTACTCCTCCTCCATATTAACAATGCGTCAT